GGAGTATACGAAGCTGCGGGAGCATTACGGAACGAAGGCCAACCTGAACTCAGCCAAGCAGCAGGTCGATTTACTATACAAGATCATGAGGTATGATGTCCGTCATGTTACGGATAAGGGAACCCCATCGATCGATGAGCAGGCACTTCAGGAAATCGGAACTCCATTCACAAAGGATCTTCTACGGCTGAAGAAGAAACAGAAGCTACATGGAACCTTCTTGTCGGGCATCGAAGCCGAGACGGAAGGGGATCGATTACATTGCTTCTTCAATCTTCACATCGCCAGAACCTTTCGAAGTAGCTCGGACTCTATCAACTTCCAGAATCTTCCAGTGCGTGACAAAGAGATGGCGGAGGTTATTCGGAGTGCCTTCGTCGCTCGTCCGGGCTTCCGGATTGTAGAGACAGACTACGCCGGCATCGAAGTCCGGGGAGCAGCCTGTTATCACAAAGACCCGAAGATGCTTCGATACATCAAAGACCCATCGAAGTGCATGCATCGGGACATGGCCATTCAATGCTACAAGCTCGAAGGCATCGACTTTCCCGAAGGGTTCTGGAAGAGCAAAGAGCCATCACAGGGCAATGGCCATACCATTCGTTATGCAGCGAAGAATATGTTCGTATTCCCTTCATTCTATGGTGACTACTATGTCAACATGGCTCGTTTAATGTGGGAAGCGATCATCAAGTTGGATCTTCGTGCCGATGGCAGGTCATTGCTGGAGCATCTGGCTTCGAAGGGAATCCGTGAGCGAGGGGATTGTATCAACGGGGCTTCGAATGATCCTGCCCCCGGAACCTTCGAACATCATATCAAAGAGGTCGAGCATGACTTCTGGAACAATCGCTTCAAGGTATACGGGAAATGGAAGCGTAACTGGTTCGATGAATATCTACGGACCGGGGGCTTCCATATGCTCACGGGCTTCCGGATCGAAGGCATTCTGTCTAAGAACGATGTAATCAACTGGCCGGTGCAGGGGGCTTCATTCCATTGTTTACTTTGGTCGATGATTGAACTCGACGCTGAGATGCGTCGACGGAAGATGAAGTCCCGGGTGATCGGGCAGATTCATGACTCGATTGTAGGTGAGGTCCACGAGAAGGAACTTCCAGCCTATGCCGAACTTATTGATGAGATTATGACGAAGCGTATCCGGGACCACTGGGACTGGATCATCGTGCCATTAGACATCGAGATGGAAGTCGCCCCAGTCGGTGGAACCTGGCATCAGAAGAAGGCGTACCCTGTTTCAGATATTGTAAAGGGATTGATCACATGACGGACATCGTCGAATGGTATCGATTGGAACGACCATCCTTGTTCAAACATATGATTGGGCAGGAAGCAGTAGTTAAGCAGGTGAAACAGATCTTCGACAAGAAGAAGCTGCCGCCTCACTCGATGCTTCTCTGTGGTCCTACAGGAACCGGAAAGACTACTCTGGCTCGGATCATCGCCAAGAAGTTGGGAGCGACCGAAGTTAAAGAGTTCAATTGTGCTGCCGATAGCCGAGGCATCGACTTCATTCGATCGCTGGCCGATATCAGTCGTCGGGCTTCGCTCGATGGATCGCCCCGGGTCTTCATTCTGGATGAATGTCATCAGATTACAGGGGATGCTCAGGACGCTGCTTTGAAGCTGACCGAGGATGTCCCTGAAAATGTATGGTATATCTTCTGCTCGTCGGAACCAGAGAAACTTCGGGCTACATTCCGGGGCCGTCTCACCACTTACGCCTTGAGTGCCCTGACATCGACCCAGCTTGAATCGCTGGCGAAGAAGATCTGTGATAAGTATGGGGTGACTATCACGGACAATCAGATGGAGCGATTGGTGGAATGTGCTCGCGGATCAGCCCGACAGCTGATTGTCATCCTACAGCAGCTGTCTGAACTTGATGCCGATGAACGGAAGTCCCTGCTCGAAGGCTTCAATGTACAAGATGCTTCAGAGAGTCTGGCGAAGCTGCTCGTCGCCGGGAAGCCATGGAAAGAGGTGGCCGCGGTCCTGAAGGAACTGAAAGAAGAACCGGAGAAGGTTCGTCGAGGGATACTGGCTTACGCCACAGCCATACTTCTGAACCAGCCAGCGGATAATCAATTCCGCCGAAGATTAGAAGCGATCTGTGAGGCATTCCGATATGACTACTTCGCCACAGGTCGCTCTGGTCTCATCATTTCCTGTTTCGAGTGCTGTAAATGAAAACTCCTGCTGCCATCATTGAAGATGTAGGAACCATTGATCCTGATCAGTTGGATAAGGAATGGTTGAAGCAGCCACGACTATACATCAGTCTGGCTGCTGAAGCTGCTGATGCCCGTCAGCAGTATGAGTCAATGAAGGCGGCATTGTCGGAACATGAAGCGTCGCTGGCATCGAAGATCCGAACAGATCCTGAATCCTTCGGCATCTCGAAGCCGACAGAGAAGGCCATTGAAGAAGCCGTCCGTGCTGCCAAGAAAACCAAACGGCTGGAACAGGAACTGGCTGAAGCAAAGTATGAACTCGATATGGCTCAGGTGGCTGTTCAGGCTTGCTCTGATCGTCGGGAAGCCCTGAAACATCTGACTCAGTTATGGATGGCGTCATACTATGGATCGGCACCAGCCCCAGTTACAAGGGAACAGGCCGATGATTACCGGAGGGAAAAAAGGAAACCAAAGCCTTATGTCCCGGAAGGTGACCGATGACTTACTATGGGATCATGAAAACACTATCGCTGTTATTCGGATTGCTCTGCGATATGTGCTGGTGGTTTGTAGCAGTCCCCTTGTTTGTTTGTCTTTGTAGTTATGGTGGGGCGACGGGCGTTCTGTTGGCCTACCACCGCTCACTCATGAAATGGGGTAAACATGTCCAAAGAAGCGAAGCAGAAGAAGCAGCGTAGCACCTCGAAGCTGAACTACGCATCAGCGAAAGAAGGCGCCCAGCGTCGAGAGCAGATGTCACAGGGAAGCAATCGGGCTTTCCGTATTCCGAAGGGGCTGACTCGATATCAGTTGAAGGACGGCACTCAGCGACTGGACTTCCTGCCATTCAAGGTCGGGAAGGGCAATCCGTCAGCCGAAGAAGGAACATACCACTTCGAGCGTACATTCTTTCAGCATGGCCGCGTCGGTGCTGGGAATGAGTCCGTGATCTGTCCTCGTAAGACCTTCGGGAAGAAGTGCCCGATCTGTGAATACCGAGCGAAGCTGTCACAGATCGATGACGCTGATGAGAAGGAACTCCGAGACCTCAGCCCGAAACATCGCCAGCTGTTCGTGGTCAAGCGCCCGGGCAAGGATGGGTTGATGTTGCTGGAGTCATCATACTTCGGCTTCGGAGAACTGCTCGATCTGAAGTTGAGCAAGGCCGAAGAAGGCGATGAGTATGATAAGTTCTTCTACCTGGACGATGGCTTTACAGTTCGCATCGCCTGCGAAGAAGAATCCATCGGTCGGGGCAAGTTCGTGAAGGCGAAGGATATCGAGTTCAAGATTCGCGAGGAGCAATACGAGGACTCGCTTCTCGAAGACATCCCATGCCTCGACGACCTGCTCATCGAGATTCCGTACGATGAATTGAAGGAACTGTTTCTGGAGGCATCTGAGTCCGGGAAGAAGGATAACAAGAAGCCTTCGAAGCCTTCGAAGAAGGATGATGACGAAGACGAAGATGATGACGACGAGAAGCCGTCGAAGCCTACAAAGCCCACCGGGAAGAAGAAGCCCGCGAAGGATGAGGACGACGACGAAGAAGATGATGACGATGACGACCTCGTTGATGAGGATGACGAGGACGAAGATGAGCCGAAGCCGTCGAAGCCTGCCGGGAAGAAGAAGCCTGTGAAGGATGAAGATGATGACGACGACGACGAATCATCTGATGACGATGACGAAGATGGCGATGATGATGACGAGTCAGAGTCAGATGATGACGAAGATGGCGATGATGAGTCCGACGACGACGATGATGAGTCAGATGATGACGAGCCATCCTTCGATGTCGGAGATAAAGTCAGCTTCACATACAAAGGCGAGAAGCTGACAGGGACTATCTCGAAGATCAATGCCGCCAAGAAATTGGCACACATCAAGGTCAAGGGCAAGTCTGATCCGAGCATCGTCGCTCTGAAGGAACTGAAGCCGGGGAAGTAGCAGCCGATTGGCTCGCTTGGTTTCGTAAGTGGTTTCGCTTTGAGTGAGCGAGGGGCGGTGGTTATCCTTTGTGATGCCACCGCCTTTTCTTTGGTCTCTAGTTTAGGTGATGTATGGCGAAGAAGAAAAAGACTCCACAGGTATCCCTCGGACCTCTCCAACTATCGACAGGCTGCTCATTACTCAATTGTGCTTTGAGTGATGATCCTTCGTATGGTCTGGAGACTGGTCGTTACTATCTGCTTGTCGGTGATTCCGGGGCAGGTAAGACCTGGCTGACACATAGCATCATGGCAGAAGCCGCCTACAATCCTGCCTTCGATGGACATGCCCTGATTTACGATGACGTCGAAGGTGGGGCATTGATGGATGTGGCCAAGTTCTTCGGACGAAAGACAGCCGAGCGGATC